TAACTTTAGAAGCCGCTTTTGCTTGTTGTAATGCTTGGTCTGATGCTTGTTGTTGCATATCCATTTGATGTTCTTGGTCATCCGGATTTTGTGGTTGAGCAGGTACTTGTGACATCATGGTTTGTTGTGCTACGTCATTCATAACACCAACAGGCAATCCAAGACCAGCTTCTTTCTCTTTCTCAATTTCTTCTTGCATGCGCTTAATATCATCATCATTTAAACGTAATACATTTCGTTGTATCCATGCCTGAGAAAAATACCGACCAGTATAAGGATCAACAGAACCCAACAACTGTAATCTGTTGGTCATTAACTCTGCTTCTTTTAATTCACTAAAGTTATTATCTTTAATAAAATCATAATGAATGTTTTCTTTAAACAAAGACCATTCTTCATTGGTACAAATACCTTTTAATACACATTGTACACGTAAAGCTTGGTCAAAAATATCTGAAAATTTATTACGAACTCTATCAACAAATTTAGCAAACTTTAATTCATCTCGTGTAACTTCTGCAACTCGACCAATCGAAAAACCTTGATTAGATTCTAAACGAGAAATAGGTACACTTAAAGAATTATATAATTTCTTTTGAAAATATTTTACATCTTCTAACTCACCTAAGTTTTGACCACCCGGCAATGTAGTAATCTCTGTGCCTTTACCACCTTCACGGCGTGGCAACCAAAAATCTTCCATCATTGATAAGAACTTACGGTCATCACGAACTTCACCTGTGTTGGCATCATACACAAGTTTGTTTTTATACTTGACCATAATATCACGGAGATATTGTTCCGCTTTTAACTTAGGTAAATTGCCTACGTCAATATAAAATATACGGCGTTCTGGTGCTCGTGAGATACGATAGATAACTGTCGCATCTTCAATCATTCTTAACTGATTGAGTGGTTTAATTGCCTTGTGTAGATAAGATAACACCACAGCACGGCGAGAATCCATTAAACCAGAAACAACAGAGATAATAGAATCAGTTGTAATTCGTACACCAACAGGGCCATAATTAGTAGAACTACCGGTAACCACTTTGTCGTTGTAAATATAATACTCATTAGCCACATTTACAACTTCTGCACCAGTTTTATCATCTTTTTGTTTTTTTAATTCACGAACTTTTCTCAATTTGCGTGGGTCAATGTATCGTAATTCTTTGATACCAGCAACTGGATTTTCTTTATCAATAATTACGTTATAAAATAATCTACCATCAATATAATACCGGCGGAAAATATCTGAAGCCATATTATTATAATTTAATATTCTTAAAATATTTTGAAATTCTTCTTTGATGGCCTTTTTAATTTTTTCTGGCTGGTTTAAATTATCCAAAACAATATTGGTAACTTGACCGTCATCATCTTTTACAATAGCTTCGTTCACAATATCATCAATAGCCGATTCTATTTCTGGTTGCATAGCCATTTCTCTGTAACGAGAAATTAATTCTACTTCATTTTTTGCTGTACCATCCAGATCAACATAAGTTCCATAGTAAGCGGCCGATTGTATAGTTAATGCACCATCTTCATTAGCCGGTGACGTAAAAGATTGTTGCGCCGATTGATCGCTCTCGGCTTTATCCCGTGCGATTGTGAAACCAAAAAGAGAGAATTTATTAGCTGCCATATTATTTACTTTTCCAATTCAATTAAACATAAATGGGGTAAATTACCCCATATAAAAAACATATTAAGAAGTAGTATTTGATTCCCAATATTGAAATGCAAATGTTGCTGCATATTCTTCAATAGAATCATTTGAACCCCAATCTAAATCAATTGGAGCCACATCTACAGGAAACAAACCAACAAATTTATATTTCTTTAGCTCTTGTCCGGCTTTACCGTATTGAGTAACTTCAGCATCAACTGAATAGTTTGCAGGATTTACAGCACCTGCATTTCTTACGTTTGACACATGACTATTAATTGAATTCATCCACGACTCTAATGCATTGCGGATTAAAAAATCTTCATCATTAATAATTTGTAATGTCCAATCGGTAAATGTTCTATTACCAGCAAACTTTAATTCACGTCCAAAATAATACAACGGAAAGCTGTTAACTGTTGAACCTGGTAACTGTGCTGTTTTTGCCATAAATGTTGTTTTTTGTCCAACAACAAGAGCATTTGATACTATTGTTGGGAATGTCAGAGAGACCTTAAATAGATTAGGACGAGCACCGTCACCAATCATATTTGCTCTAAATTCTGCTACATTGAATGCCATTTAATTTCTCCTATTATTCTTAGTATTTATTAGACAGCACCAACAACTGTTGTGAAGTCAACACCAGTTCCAACGGCAATAAAATTCAATTGGATGAAATTGACTGAACGAGCAGGTTTGATGTAAATATCACCAACAAATTGATTTGAATCAATTACTTGTGGTGTATTATTTGTGGTGTCACAAACAACTTTAAAATCCGTAATACCACGGCGACCTTGTACATCTCGTAAAAATGGAGTTACCAATGAAACAAATTGTGAACGAGTAAATTCGTCATTAAATTCAAACAATGAATACTTGGCTGCTTCTGCAATTGCTTTTTCTAAAACAATAAACAATCTACGAACATTAATACGGTCAAATGCAGATGGTTTAGATTGTAGTGTTTTGTCACCAAATAAAATAATACCTTGTCCTGGGAACGAAACAACAGGATTTACACCAACTGAATAAATAGTATCTCTTTGAGTTTTATTTGGATTCCATGCTAGTTTTATTGCATTTTTAACTTGACCACGATTTAAACCTGCTGGAGAATACCAAGGATCACGAACAGTATCAGTATTAACACAAAGACCAGCCACATCACCATTCAATGGAACGTAACGATACTTGTTATTATACTTGTCATACATGTATTTGTAACCACTATCAGCAACAACATAAGAACTGGAACGGTCTAAGGATGTTAACCAAGTTATAATTCCACTAACTTGATTGGTACTAACAGTATCAACAGCTGAAGTTGGCGGTGAAATAAAAGCAATACAATCTTTACGAGAGTTGACAACATTATCGATTACGTATTGTTGAACTAATGTGTTTGCTTCTCCTGTTATAACTAAAGAAATATTGGTGTCTTCTTTATTTGCAAACAAATCATATCCAAGTTGTAAATCTCCGTTTGTTGGAACGGCATCACTACCACCACTTAAAGAAATTTGTTGATTTGTTGTTAGATTTGCAAAAGTTGTATTTGCAGCTGTTGTACCCCAAGTTGTAAATGTTGAACTATAACTTGGTGGATCAATAGCGTAAATATAACGTGAGTTGTTAAAAATTACATTTTTATAATAGTTGCTGGATCCATTAATCGAAGCATCAACCGCTTTTGATACAAATGGATAAGTTTCTAATACTGTTCCTTGAGTTCCAGTAAATTTACCATCAGCATCAACTACAATAATATGCATTTCATCATTCGAACCGCCAACAGATGAGGCATAATCAGAAGTTCCTGGAGCACTTGTAAAATATGATTTATACGTCCAGCTGGTAAATAAAGATGTGTTGGCACAAACATGAACATCTAACGAATTACCTAAAGATCCAGGATAACGACCAATAAATGATCCGTAAAAATTACCATTGTTGATATTCAAATATGTAAATTGAAATGTGTTTTCGTTTGGAATTTGCCAAGCGGTGTTTGATGTAGCGTTATTTGCACCACTTTGTAGTGCTCGAACAACACTTAAATTATTTCCGTAAGATAAAAAACTAGATGCAGTAAAAAAATCTGTAGCGGTAGTGTCGGTTGGTGCACCAAATACTTGTTTTAAAGTTGCCTCATTATCGACAAGAGTAATTTCTTTTGCTGGGCCCCACATAAAGTGTCCAACAAAAGCACCGGCCGTAGTTAGAACCGAAGGAACGACTGTAGTTAAGTCTATTTCGGAAACATTTACGCCTGGAGAGATTTGAAACGCCATTTTATTCTCCTTAATATGATGTTAATCTGGCAGTTATGATACCATAGCAATATTTATCAATCATAGGATTTATAGATCCTTGAACCATTTGGTGGTATAATTTGCATAAGTGTCGCCTCCATTAGCAACTTCCCATAAATCTCCACCTTCAATCATAAAATCTGGTTTTGTACCATCATCAATAATAGGTTCAGGTAGAACCTCTTCATCAATCTGATTCATATTTTCCAATTGAATCTGTTTTCTTAAATCATGGTTAACTATTTCTCTGAAGTATTTTTGAGTGGCAGCCCAAGCAAAAATAACTAAAGTCATTACATTGTCATCATTGGCACCATCGGCTGCAGCAAAAGAGGTCTTATATTGTTCAAAAGTGGTTAACTCTGAGTAGGTATCAAAGTCATTAATTAATAACTTATCACCTTCAATCAAAGTTTTTAAGTTGGAACAACCAATTTGTTTTACCTGTGGTGACATTTTAAGTCCCATCTGTACACCTCTGGCAAAACCAGCCGATAATTGTTGTGGTTTTTTGTTACCAGTAAACACTTTTAACAAGTTTTCATACTCAAGGTCTTGGTGTAATATATCTGCCACCTGTGGATTGTTATTAATCTCTACCAATACATAGGCATCATTGTACAGTTTGGCTGCATTATATATTACCGTTGGAAACAATAGTGGTGATATTGAAGAACTATTGTAGGTGGCTACCTGTTTGTATGGTGTTGTTGATATATCTATTACCGAAAATGCCGAGGAGTCTAAATTTTTACCTTCAGACACATCCACACAAATACAATACAAGTGGTCTGAGTTGTGTTCAGTACCTTCTTTAATTGGATTTTCATAAATTTTCATCTTATCGTGGTCGGCAATTGGATTGATATATCTCAATTGTTGTAGTTTGTAACCA